ATGACTTAAAGGGAATGGCCGGTGGTGGTTTGAAAGAAATTGGTAGTAATCTTTTAGAGGGTGGAGGAAAAGCTCTTAAAAATATGATTGGTGGATCGTTGATGGAAATGATGAATTCTCCCCAGGGAGGACAAACAATCGCTGCTATGTTATCCGGTGATCCCACTGGACAATGGCATTTAACTGTAGGTAATCCGTTAAATCCAATGGCTGTTATTGGTAATTTAGCGTGTACTGGAACTAACGTCACATTTGATGGGCCATTAGGTGTTCAGGATTTTCCTGAGAAGATGATTGTTGAGGTATCATTAAAACCAGGTAGACCTAGAGATAAGTCTGATATAGAAGCTATGTTTAATATGGGTAGAGGAAGATTCTACATAGAACCTGAAGATGGAATAGATGTTAACGATACAACTAATGTTGATGCATATGGTCGGGAAACTGGTAGTAAATCAATAATGAAGGAATTTAGAAAAATTACAAATGGATAATGAATTTTAGCGTTTTTAATAATAAGAAAATCATAGATGGTGTGGTTCGAATGACTAGACCTAGTATTCTGTTTATGGATATTGATAGTACCAATTATACTGAGCATATTGTTGGTATTGATGAAGTTGGTCGAGTAGATATAATAGCACATCGGGAGTATTCCGGTGATTGGTATGGTGACATCATTTTAAAATTCAATAATATATCAAATCCGTTTTCTTTTAAAGCAGGTGATGTCCTAAGGATACCATCAAGAGAAGCAAATATGAAGATATGGAAAGATATTGATGATTCTATCGTAAACGAAAATCCAATAAGATCTCAGTTTATTGATAGTAAGCGATTAACTACTAAAGATAAGAAACGAATAAAATATCTAGAAGATAAAGCGAGTAATAAAGCTAATGGATCAAGGCAAATTCTACCGCCGAATATACTAAAACACGGCCAGGACAATGTAATTAAATCTAAGGGTAAAATATCATTGAGTGGTGGTCATAATGTGAGTAAATCTAAAACATCATTAAGTGGTGACAAAAATAAATCTGTAAAAGATAAAAGTATTGGACAGAATGTAGTTAAATCTAAAAAAACAAAGAGATAATAAATGGCTTTAGATAAACATATTCTAACAAGGACTGAACCCACTATTGAACTTGATGAGATATCGTTTAAATCTTATGGAGAGGAAGATGGAAAAATTAATGCATCTAAAGGTTACGGGGAAATGATTCCTTTTATTTCAATAAATGGTTATGTTTTTGGTGACGGTGGAGTTAACTCAATGAATTTAAACTTAAATAGGACTTTACCTAGTATTGATATTACAATTACTGATACAAATTCATTCTTTGCTGTAGATAATTACCCTAGAAGTGGAGATGTTATGAGTTTAAGAATAGCGTCAAGACAGGTTGATACTTTTAAAGACATTAGAATAGATTTTGATATTGAATCTGTAATGAGTCCTCCTAGAAAACCAGTAGATCAAGGAAGCGGTGATGTGAAGTATATCATAAAGGGTATAATGAAGATACCTGGATATTTTGCTGAGAGATGTAAATCATACGGAGTTGGAGATGTTTTATTTCATTTAGAGAGCATATCAACAGATCTTAAATTAGGATTCGCATCGAATATAGATGCTGGTAATGCTGAAGATTCTATGGATTTATTAGTAGCATACCAAACTACGTCAGACGTAATATCTAATACTGTTCTTCATTCGTATATAAGCGATGACAGTTTTCAAACTTTCTTTATTGACCCTTATTATTATTTGAATTTTGTTGATGTTAATAAAATGATAAACTCTGAAAACACAATAGATGATACGTTTGCTAATTTAGAAATTCCGTTAAACGATTATCCAGGCGAAGAAGATAAGATTGAATCTAAATTAGTATTGACTAATAATGAGAGAGTTTCAGGTACTAATATTTCAATAAATAAATATGCTTTGAAATACGGTTCTGGTAAAGTTGCTAGAAAGAACGGATATAAGAGGGTTATTCAATTTTATGAAAATGAACCTAACTCAGATAACGGAACATTAGGTATGGTGTCGAACGATATAGAAGCATTAAGTAGCACTAATATAAAGGATATTGAAGAACCTTTGAAAGGAAGACGTGGAGAAGAAAGATATCTGGATGAAGTTAAGTATAAATATGTTGGAAGATCTTCAAACTCAACAAACGTTATTAATACTCATCCTAATTATTTGTTTGCTGAAATACAAAATACACAAAATATGGCTGAACTTTCTAAGTTATCACTAGAAGTTGAGCTTGATTCATTTAATCCTGGACTCTATAGATTCCAGAAAGTTCCTGTTATAATATATACTGATGGATTTGCAGCTAACTCGATGCAAGAGGCTGCTGAATTAGTTAAGAACGATCAGGGTTTTGATAATAACGATGAATCTGGAGGCGAAAGTAAATCTGCATCAGGTGAGCAATCAATTAACTCATTCCTAACAGCGCATTATATAATTGGAGGTATTCAAATAATCTATAAATCATCAACTGGTAAGTTAACTCAAAAGTTGACGTTGCTTAGAAGAGAATGGCCGGCAGGAGTTAGCACATTACAAAACTAACAAAGCTAAATGGCCATTTGATGGTAGTTTAGCAAACGTAACAATAATTTAAAAGAATATATAGATATATGTCAGATTTTAGTACACTTAATGATTTTAGAAAAGGATATAAGCATGGCGGTAGCAATCAATATGCTGACATTACATATCTTTCATTTGCTCTTGTTTTTGATTTTAACAGTGCAAACAAATCCCCATTATTAGGTGGTGGTGCTCGTGCATTTTATGAAAGACATCTAAGTGAGATCGTTGGGTCAGGTGGAGTGGATAGTAATCAAGGTAAACGAGTTTCTTTAAAAGGATACGAACATAGATTGAAAGCTTTAGATGATTTTATAATTGCATTAAAGAAGATTAATAAGGAAATGCCATGGTATTGGCAATCACTAAGTGGACTTGAGTCAATACGACAGATTAACGATATTGAACCTTTATATGGAGCTGACGCTATTATTAAGATAGAAACTTTAGAATCTATAAACTTAACAATATCTGGATTAATGCATCTATATAGAACCGCAGTGTTCGATGAGGTCAATTGGAAGTATATACTCCCTGTAAATCTAAGAAAGTTTAGAGTATGGGCTTATGTTACTGAAGTAAGATCAATTAAGAATATGACTAAAATTGCTGGACCTTCATTTGATGTAAACAGTGGGCTTGATGCTAGTATTGGAATAAAGAATAGCAATGATAATATAAGTGGAGAAGATAGTAGACCATATTTTATGTTTGAACTAGGAGGGTGTGATTTTGATATAAAATCAGGTACAGTACCTTTCTCAGATTTAAAGAAAAGTCCAGAAGGGTTTGCATCTAACGAAATATCATTCCGTTATGACAAAGTAGGAAATGTTGAAGCTAGAATGCTTAATGGTATAATTGAAGAATCTGAAAAAACTAAAGGTAACATATCTCCAGCTGGAGAGAATGAATCAAGAGAAGCAGACAACCTTATGGACTATGCAAAACAAGTTGCTGGTGACACGTTAGAATCTGCTGGAGAACAATTAATGGGAGATGCTGCAATATTTGCTCAAAAGAAAAAACAAGAACTCGAACAAGGTATTTCAAATACTATTAGAGATAATGTTCCAAATATAACAAATATTTATCAGAACTTTGTTCAAGATTTAGATGAAAGTACAGATTTAACTAATCTTGCTGGTAATATAACTGATAATATATTTGGATCTGAGGGTCAATCTGCTAAAGATGCGTTAGATAGCGGAGCAACAGCAGGACTTCAAATTGGAGAAAACGTACATGGCAAATAACGAATTATATCAAGATAACCTGAGAGATACTCATTGGTTAGGCGAGGTTGTAGACAATAAAGACCCTGATAAATTAGGTAGATGTAGAATTAGGGTGTTTGGTAAGTTTGATCTGCTTGAGGTTGAATCAATACCATGGGCTACTCCTATGAATAGGATAATGACAGGTTCATGGCATGTTCCTAACGTTGGTGAGGTTGTATCTGTAAGATTTGATAATGGTAACATATACCATCCAGAATATGGATTTCAAATCAATAACACTGAATTGTTTAATAACGATATAACGAGTTCTATTGAAAATCCAGAGGAAATAGTTTCACTAGTATATGATCAGAAAAGGAATGTTAGAATATATAGACATCCTGTTGATGGAATCATTATAGCATCATGTAATCCTGAAGGAAGCGGTGATATGTCTGATGGAAAACCAATGTTGAGGTTATCTGAAGAAGGTGAGATATTCTTATATGCATCGAATGTATATATTGCTACTGAAGATCAAGGAGATACTCAACAACCAGCAGTTAGAGGTAAGAGTCTAGAGAAGTTTCTACAAGAATTCTTAGATGATTATAAGATACATACACATCCAACTGGAGTTGGACCATCAGGTACTTTAATAAATCCTACAAAAGCAACATCACTAGGTACTCAACATTCAGATTACCAACAAGAATCTAAAACAAGCGGAAGCGACTAAAACTTAAAATATGCCAGCAAATTGGGGATCATTTATACCTGACGTTAAAGACTTAATTCTATCAAATCCAGAAAGTCCAAAAATATTTGGTGAAAAACTAGCTAAGCATTATGTTTCTGCAGTTACATCTGGAGCTTCTTCGATATTTGGTCAACAACATTCAGATACTTCAGGTAAATCGAATCTAGTAAGTAATTATGGCGAATGGTTTCAGAAATTAAAAGATGAGGAAATTGATCCACCCATAAATAATGAGATTGATGATTCTGGCGATGAAATACCTTATAGTGGAAAGGAAAGTGATCCTGAATTCACAGATCCTGATATGACTGAATCTGAAGAACCTATAATAGACCTTGAAAAATTCAATAAGTTTATTGAAGACTATTCAGCTGAATTAGACTTACATAAATTTAAACATTTTGAATTTAACTTAAAGGGAGGAGAATCTCACAGGGAGATTCGTGATATAATAATAGATAGGTTAATGGTTTCACTATCAACTTATAGTGGAGAAAATAGAGTAAAGTTTGTAAGATGGGTTGCTAGTTTTGGGACGTGGCTATCTAGTAATGCTAATGTATACCAAAGAAATTTATATAGAGACGGTGTTATAGATACTCTAAGTGGCTATGAATTAGAGACTAATGATTTTTTGAAAGACGTTAGGTTGAAGTTTTTAGATATGTTAAAAGTAGCATACGAAGCTACTAGCAATTCTGATATAGAAGGCTTAATTAAGGGCACACCAGTCAATCCTATTCAAATTCTTAATAAAACAATAAAATTCAGAAGACAAGTCATCCAGGAGGAATACGATGAATCGAGAGAAGGTGAGGAAGGTTACAATGTATCTGAGCTATTGAATGCTCACGTCATAACGTATTTTACATTTAGTGGTTCTAGTACATCATCAGCAATGACAGCAAATTCTATTGAGTCATATTATATCGCACAAGAACTTAAGGGTAAATGGCAAAAATCTCCAGATGTAAGTTCAAAGGAAGATATAATGAATAAGACTGGTGGTACATTATATATGTATACTCGACAAGAAATGATAAATGGAATGGATGAATCTGATGATGATGGAAAACCTGATGCATATAAAGAAATTGCAAAAGCAACAATAGAGTATTGGAAAGCAACGGGTCCACAGCCATTAAAGAAAACACCAGCTGCATTTCCATGTATGATAAGTTCACCGTTAGGTGGTAAATACATACCAATATATTATGGTGGTGTTTCAAAATTAGCTGAAGATATTAGAAAGGCTATGAATTCTGGTAAAGAATCAAATAATGCCGATGCTGCAGCATTTAAAGTTGCAAAAGCTCTTTCGTTAGCATATACTAGACATTTGTTACAAATGAAATTTGTATACTTGGGTGGAATACCAACACTTAGTGGGAATATGCCAATGATAGGTTTTGTGCCAAATGTATTTTAAAAATTAGATATATAATAATATATTAACAAACTATATTAACCTTTAAAAATAAAACAATGTCAAAGGAAATTGCTGAAGTCAGCATTAAAACAACCCCAGAATTCGACTGGGATGCTTTAGAAGCAAGTTGCATAAGCTCAAGAAAACGAAATGCAAGAAGAGAGAATGGTTCATTAGTGTTCTGTAGAGAACCATACGCTGAGGAGGCTTTAAAAGCTTACAACGGTGATTTTGAAGATAACAACAGAGTAGAATTAGTTGAGGTTAACAAATCCTATGAGGGTGTTGTTGAATCTATTAATTTGGAATGGTGTACCATAAATATTGGAGCAAGGGACTCAGTATATGTTGATATGGCAAAGGAATCAGAGGAATATAAAGATCTACTTAGGATTGGTGAGAAAATCAATGTTCAGATTATAGAATCTAACGGTTCTAAACAAGGTAACTATATCTTAGGTTCGGTTGAGGCTGGTTTTAAACGTGCAGTATTTAATGAGATATTAGATAGCATAGAGAATTCTAAAACAGCATATAACTCAATAGTTAGGAGCTTGATACCAGGTGGAGGTTATATTGTTGAGATACAAGGAGTTGAATGTTTCATGCCAGGTTCTTTAGCTGGAATTAATAAATTACATGATTTTGAATCTATATTGAATACTGAAATGTATGTAGTTCCAATGAATTACTCAAGTGATAGAGGGACTATTGTAGTTTCACATAGAGAGTATTTAAAGGCTATGATTCCTACTAAAATTGATGAAATTAAGGAGTATGAACATGGCGTAGTTGTTAGAGGTTACGTAACTGGATCTGCTAAGTTTGGTGTATTCTGTGAATTTAATGAATGTTTAACGGGTATGATTCATGTAAATGACTTAGATGCCGAAACAATGAAGAGACATTTAAATCGTGATATTAAGCCTGGAGAAGAAATAGAATTCTTTATTAAGAAGATTATATCTGAAACTAAAATAACGTTATCACAAAAACCAGTTGAAATTGTAAGCGATCCGTGGTATAATGTTTCTGATAAATTTAAAACACCAGTTGAGGTTACCGGTAAGATTAGATCTGTAAAAGAATATGGTGCATTTATAGATATTGGAGATGGTTTAGTTGGTCTATTGCATGTTTCTGAATTTCCAACTGATTTTGATTTAAACGATCTAAATCGTGGAGATGATATTACAGTGACAGTCACTAGAATCGATGAAGAAACTCGTAAAGTTTTCATGGAACTATAAGGATATAATGAACTTAAAGTTTAAGATATATAAATAGTAAAAAACAATACAAACAATGAAGTTAACAGAAAGTAAATTAAGAGAAATCATCCAAGAAGAATTAACTTCTTTAAATGAAGCAAGTATATCTGATGATCTATTATCACGAATATCAGAATTAAAGTTTGGTAAGAAAATAATGGGTAGCCCATCGTCATATGGTGAAGCAAATACAAACGATTTAGGTTATGGTGAAGGTAAAAGTGCTAAAGATGTAGCATCATTTATTTTAACGACACTAGGTTATAAAGTAGATCTTAAAAGCATTGAAAGAGGTGGAATTGTAATACGATTTCCAGATGTAAATATTTCGTTTAATAAAGGATTTAATGGAACTGATACTATATCTATTTACGGGGATAAAGGTGCCCAAAAAAACATAAAATCATCTAGTTTTAAAATATCTGATAACTCTGATAGAGCAAGTGCTGTAATTGCATGGATATCATATAACAAAGATATATTATTAAGTTTAGCATCTAGTAAAACTAATAAAGACATAAAATCCCTAATGACTACGTTAAATTTTAAATTGTCTAAAATTTCTTATGGTGCACTTGACAATATCAATGCATTTTTACTATCGGAAATACAAGGAGTAGGAGAACATGGAAAAGGTAATAGTAAGATGAAAGAGGCAATGTCTATTTTGAATAAATTCAGTAAGATGAAAGATTTTACGAATCCTTCAGATGACCTAGTTAAAGAGGTAAAAGATGGAAAGTATAAAAGATAAAATTCAATAATGAAGTAATACAAATAGTCTTATAATAATTTAATCCCGTTCGAAAGAGCGGGATTTTTTATGCCCAAATATCTAAGATATATAAATCAACTTAAGTATACAACGATGAATAGATTAAACAATGCTGAAATATTATCCAACAGTCTAGTTGGAGTGGAGTTTGAATTCTACTCCAACAAGGATATTAGTACTACTGCTAGAGATCTTTCAACATTACTTTCTAAAAAAATTAGAGTTGAAGATAAGGCACATAGTGATTTTGTACCAACTGATAAGGAGTTTAAGATAGAACCTGATTTTAGTGGTGGGGAAAAACTAATGGAGCTTGTTACTGGAGCACAGGACTATAGGTCTGCTAGACTTATGATTATTAAAGTGTCTCAATGGATATCTGAGAATGGGTACACTAACGACCGATCATCTATTCATTTAAATATTTCATTCGATTCTAATAAAGTTGAGGACAACAGGCGTATTATAAATATGAATGTTCTTAAGTTTATTTTAGACTTTGACGAAGATTCAGTATTTGATGTGTTTCCACAACGAGAAAATTCAGCATATTCAAAATCTATTAAGTTTGTTCTTCCTAATTCAGAAACATTTAATGTAGATGGTAGCTTAATTGATGCCAACAATTTTACATTCCCAAAATCAAAATACTATGGTGTTAACTTTGAAAAAAGAATTAATAATTATTTAGAATTTAGATATATTGGTGGTAAGGATTGGGAGAAGAAGACTGGGAAGGTGTTAAGACTGTTAGATTCATTTATTTGTCAATTATGGAAAAGTACTGAATCTAATATATTTAGTGGACCAAACTCATTGGAACTTAAGAGAATTTTATCTAATAACCGGAGAATAATTAACGCAAGAAATGACAGTAGCGTTATCGAGAAGGAATGGAAGAATGTTGAGTTTACTGTTAATTTACATAAAGATAAGCAAATTATTGATTTGTACTGGACTAATATTCAAAAAAGAGTACTGCGGTTATTCACCCATGGCTCTCTAAAGAAAGGGCATATAAACTATGATACAGATTCTGGAAGAGTTCAGGTTAAAGATGGTGAACTCTCATATTGCGTTAATCTTGAAGGTTATGATTTTATTAATTGTAATATTCGAGGCGAGTTGGTTAGTTGTGATATATTTGGAGGTACCGCAGATAGCTCAGACATGTTATATTGTAATTTCTACAATGGATCTGAAATCACTTCAACAAAACTTAAAAATTGCTATATTAGCTCAAATACGACAGCTACAGATTGTTATGTCTATGGTAAAGGAATGTTTAAGGGCAAAATGATAGATGGTATATTCAGAGAGGGTATGTATGATAAGAAACAAGCAAAGTTTGACGGGACTGAGAAGATCAGGTATGTTGAGGTATAAAAATAAATAAAAGAAATGAGTGATATTTTTTTAGGTGGTAGTGGTATGGCTACTGAGCATGATTTTGGAGACGAATGTTTAAATCTTTTCGTCCAAGAGTTAGCTGATGAGATTACAGGGTCTTGTATGATTCCAATGCATTTACCGGCAGCAGAGGTAACTAATATAGTTAAAAGAGCTAGAAAGTGGTTTTATAAAAAATATGAGTATTCAGTTCAGGAGAACTTCTTTGTTATTCCTGCAGCTGCGTTTAAGTCAGATTACTTTAAATCATCAAGAACAATAAATATGCCAGATGGAGTTTATTCTATATTTGGAGTACATAAAACGAATGCAAGTAGTTTAAGTGGAGATGTTAATTTTACTGATGGAGATTTTTCAGTGGAGAGAATGTTTGCGGGTAATATGTATGGAAATGCTGGAGTTGCAAGCGCAGCTGAGAGTTTAGAGTATTATGTAGTTAATCAGAAATTCTTTGATTTAGCGAGACAAATACTAAATAATCCATATAGTTTCGACTATAACAGATTAAAAAGATCCTTGAGATTCACGGGCGAAACTCCAACTACTGATATTATATTAGAAGTTTATGAAACAATACCTGACTGTGCATTATATGAAGATGAAATATTCTTTAGATATTGTGCTGCTAAAATAAAAATATCTCTTGGTAGTAAATTAAGCATTTTTGAATTTCAACTACCTGGAAACATATCAGTAAATGCTGACGCTATTCAGAGTTTAGGTGAAAGTGAACTTGAAAGTGTTATTGAAGAAATAAATGAAGATGAAGGAACTGATTGGATGATGCATTCTTAATCGAATATATAACTATATGGAATTTTATATAAAAAACATAGAGGATCCGAATTTTGATGTAAGTCAATTACATTCGGATGGAGACATATCGCAGTTGTTGACTCAAATCGAAACCTTGTTGTTTACAACAAAGGGGGAGGTTTTGGGTGATCCCTATTTTGGTACAAATCTTACTGAGTATGTTTATTCATTCAGATATAATGACTATATGTTAAAGAAGGTGGTTGAGGACCAAATTAAATCTTATATTCCACTAGCTGCAAAATATAATACGTTAGTAAGTGTAGATTTTACCACAGAGGTTGATAGACACTTAGTGTTTGTTAACATAACAATAGATTCGAAGTACCGAGTAGGTCTTTACATATAAAACAATAAATAGAGATGGCAAATTTTAAATTCTTAAACAAGTCTAGAATAAAGACAAATGAAATGATCGAAGATACTCGATCGTATATTTCTCGAATATATGGTAGGGCTGGAGAGTTGTTTACTAATGCTTCTCCGTTTGCACAGATACTTAGCGTACTACATGAATTAACCAGTTTTGTGTTTTATTATATTGAAGATGCTACATTGGAACAGAATATATTAACAGCGCAACATAAAGAGTCTATATATGGATTATCTCGATTGGCTGGACACGATCCTTTTAGAGGAGCTGCTGCAAGCGGTGAGATTATGATTAGATTAAATACATCCGCTTTTGATGTTATTGCTGGAGATGCTATTAATATATTACCAAACTCGTCGCTTATAATGAATGAGAACGGTTTAAAATATGTAATGAAAACTAATAGTGATAAATTTAGAATTGAAAAAACTAATAGTGATTATATTAAAATTCCAATAGTACAAGGTTCTATTGAATCTCAGACAGTAACTGGAACTGGAGAGAAGTTTCAATCATTTAACATAATTACATTAGGTACTACAGATCATAATGCTGTAAACGTTTCAGTAAACAGTGTACCCTGGAGACGTTTTGATTCTATATATGATATGAGAGTTGGTTCTAAAGGTTTTTTAGTTAAGACTGGGATTACTGGAGGTCTTGACATATACTTCGGTAATGGAAGTTTTGGAGATTATCCAGATAATGGAGCATCTATAGAGATTGAATATTTAGTATGCGATGGTAGAAAAGGTAACATGGTTGATTCTAAGGATTTATCATTTAAATTTGATGATGATTGCTTTGATAGTGCTGGTAATTCATATGATTTGAATGAAATTATCGAAGCTACTATAACTTCCTCCCCGATAATGGGAGCTGATTCAGAAAGTACTGAACTTACAAAACTTATAGCACCACTACAATCAAATGCTTTTGTTTTAGCAACCCCAGATAATTATGAAGCGTTTCTTGCACAATATGGTATGTTTTCATACTTAGATGCGTATAATACAACTGATGATGGTTATCTTGATGATGATAATGTGATATACTTATTCATGATTCCAGATATTAAGAGTAAAATATCTAAAGACAATGACTATTTTAATTTAGCAATTGAGGAATTCTTCTTTACTGAAGCTGAAAATAATGGAATACTTGATGTTATTGAACAGTCTGGTAGACAAATGGTAACATCAGAAGTTAAAATAGTTCCACCATCTGCTCAGTATTTTAGAATAGATGTAAAGGTTAGGTATTTCGAGGGGTTTGATAAGCATACAATACATAATGGGATTAGATCTTCTATTTCAAATTATTTACTTAATATAACAAGGAGAGATAGATTACCTAAATCTGATATTATCGCAATATTAGAACAAGTTGAAGGGATAGATTCGGTTAATATTAGATTTATAAGTAAAACTGAAGAAGATGCTAGAAGAAATGGTTATTATGTTTCTAAAACAGTTACTGTTACTCCGTCAACTCCAGTACTTGAAGATATTGGTAATGGTAAACAAAGATATGTGTTCTTTAAGAGAAATGTTTCAGAGAAAAATGTTACATTCGAACCTGGAGCTGCGCTTCCAGAAAATATTATAAACTTAGATTCATTTGGTGATATTCTATTGGAAAAAGATGAAGTTGCCGTATTCAGAGGTGGTTGGTTAGATAGAAGTGGATCGTTAGTTGAAGATGATGCGCTACTTGGAGAAATGGGAGCGCTTTCAGTATATTTCGATGAACCAGCAGTACCAAATACAACATTCAGAAAAATTCAATCAAAAAATAGAAAATCATTATAATGCCTAGATTGACCAACCAACTTTTTAAATCTAATAGGATTAAAACTTATAGTGTTAAGGAGCATGCACTTGATGATAGAAAACACACACCTAATAATTTTAGAGAAAATATACTAACAAATTCAATATCTAAACATATTACTCGTAATAATCAAATGTATGATTTCATTCAGTTTATTCAGGTTATTATATCTAATTGGGTTGATTCGGTAACATCACTTAAAGTGTTTAAGTCATATACCGTTAAAAAAGACTATAAAAACGTAAGATAACATGGGAAAGTATGCAAATCTTAAATTCTTTGATGGAAACTCAGATGAACTAAATTTAGTTTATGACGAGACCAACGAAATATGGGGTGGTATTGTTTACCTTCCCGAGGTTTCAGTAGGTTTATATGAAACCTTATCAATCTATATGTTTGAGGAAGTTAAGGGAACTCTTAATGAGGTTAAATACATAACACCAATAACTCAGGGAGCCGGTGGAAATACTGATGCAATTTTAAGTTTCGTTGATGAGTACGATTCAAGTTCTGATATTTCGCTGTATTCAACAAATTTAGTGGACGGTGAGTTTTATGTTAATCATGAAGACAGGCAGAAGGTATCTCTATTAAACACATCTGTTAAGACGGGTATTGTTGATGGTATTAACACAGTGTCATCCGAAGTTAAGAACTCTCCAATTCAGATAAATATTGCATTAAATTCAGAAAATGAACAGTATCACACAAGAGTGCTTAAGATATTAGAAACAGATTCTAATGGAATAGTAACTCATGAAATTGCGAATATCAAAGTTTATGGTGAAACTGTAGGTGAAGATGAAAGATTACAGGATCTATTAACAAATATTGGAATGTCTATTAAACCAACTGACTATTTAATATTTGAAGATTCAGATCTTAAAGAAAATGGAATTGATTGGAAGTTAATAAATAGAAAGAGAAGAGAGTTATTATTAGAAGCTTCTAACATTAAACCTTTTATCGGTACATATAAAGCAATCCTAAATGCTATAAAATATTTTGGGTATGAAAACTTAACACTAAAAGAATATTGGTTAAATATAAATGAACATGCTGAGAGATTTGGTAAATTAAAAGCTGTTGCTATACCTAACCAAGATGTTAAAGGGTTTTTAGCCGGTAAAGCTGAAGGTGGAGAGTTACCAAACTCAAACCTTAAAAAGACTTCTAAGTTTTCATTAGTTTATAGACTTAATAATTTTACAGGTGAATTTGACAATTGGGATTTACCTAAAGTTAAAGAAGTAACTGATTTTACACCAGATGAAGTTTTAGTAAAATTGTATGGTCTTAAAAAGAAACTACATAAAGAGTTTCTGCCAATGCAATCTAAAATAGTTGATATTGTGGGAGAGGCTGATTACTTTTCTCAGTTTAATATCAACACATGGAATAATCAACAGAATATCCAAACATATAACGCTGGTGTTGATTTAATGTTTGATATTATACCAAATAATGGAGGTATCTATATTGAAGATTTAAGAAAGGTTGATGGAGTACTTACTGGATTAGGTCAAGATTTTGAACTATTATCAGGTAGTTCAATAAATAATTCAGTTGAATCGTTTTATGATAATTATGGCGACATTGATATGTCAACATTTAATGATTTTGATGGTGGACCTATTGGAGCACCTATAATATTAAAAGCAACTGATTCACTACCAAAATCTTGGGATTCTGCTTTATTTTCAACTAATGATGCTAGTGATTCATATACTGGCGTTGAAGATAGTACTTTAAATTTAATGACATGGGATAACTGGTGGATGAGAGGTATATATGAAGTTGAATGGAGATTAATAGGACCGAACGATTATGATAGAACGTTTAGAGGGCCTACAGATGATTTCTTAGAACTTGCACTCACGCTACCATATGCTGGTAAGTATAGCGTTGAAATGGCTTTATATGATTTGTATAATGTTAAGAGCGTTTTATTTATGAAGGATGAAATAGAGGTGTTGCAGAAGAATATAGAAATATATGGAATGTACAGGTCTCTTAATGAAGAACCTGAATGGGATCTTGCTAAATATAACTGGAATACCTCAGGAGGTATTTGGGATTTAGCTGGAGAAAATGATACTAAGATAGAGGATTCTCTTGCTACATACTATTTAACATTAGATCGTGCAAACTACATACACGATAATTCAGATGGCTGGGAGTTTTCAACTACTGAAATGTTTGGAGATCAGAGTGGATACGAATATACTTCAGGTCCTTATGCATGGTCTAATTTAAATGAACTTAATTGGACTGACGGCCCAACAACATCCTGGGATATGACAAACATATTTCATGATGAGAATTCAACGTTTACTATATTAAGTACATCGGCATCTGCTGGTAGCACAAACACAATAAGTATTACGAGAGACTCAGTAATTGAGACTTATAATATAGTAACATCGCTGCCTAATGGTAATGGAGATTTAGCCGGTTGGCATAATCTAGCGGATGAACTTAATTCAATTAATGAGTTAACGTATCCCATAATTTCTAGCTTTAACTACAACCCGATTTTCACTGATAATAATAATACTGGGTCATACACTGAGTGTATTAATATTAAAGCAATCTCTAAATTAGCAACAAGTTCTTATGATTTTGATAGCGTATCCGTTAATAGCTCAGTTGGCGATGGATTTAGTATTGATGCAGATAAGACTACACATTTTAAGAGCAATAATCCTAAATACAATGATGCTAAAATAATAGCATCACATGATACTGTAAATAAATTCAACCACCTAACTTTTTCTTTTGATAATTCAAAAGCTCCAGGTATCGTAGAGCATGAGTGGACTATAGAAAATAATACAAAATCTATTGATGATATATACTATAGTAATAAGTGGTTAACATACGCGTTTACGTCTACTGGAGATTATACAGTTTCGTTAAAAACAAAGGATGTAAACGGAAACATTAACATAACAAACAAAAATATACTAACAATAATTTAGAAAAATGGCAACAATTACAACAATATTAGGAACTGACAGTATTTCATCTTCTCGAACGGTATTAAATGCTAACTTCGACAGCTTAAATGTGGATTTAAATGAAGTTATGGCTCTTTTAAATGCGGATAATCAAACTATAGACCTTGCTGGTTCAGCTGCATTCGGATCTTTAGTTGTAACAGATATATTAAGTGCTACTGCAGCTGGTGGATTAGTTTGTGAAAAAGAAGCTACATTTAATAAAGCAGCTACATTTAAATCTATTAAGCTTACAGTACAGGCCGCTGGTAGTTTACCGGCAGCAACATCATTTGAATACTCAATATATCAAGTTGATACTTCAAGTACAAGTGCTGAGAATTTAAACGACGGAGTAGAAGGACAGGAAATCACTATTATATCTAATGGAGGTGGTAGTAACTGTGTAATCACTGCAGTTGCAGCAACATTCAAGTCGGATGGTGCTGGACTTGCAACTCTTACTTTAACAGGTAATGAATCTGCAGTTTTAAGATTTGTAAATGGGTCATGGTATATTATATCGACAAGCGGTACTGAAGCATAAAATTAAAATACAATAATAGATGGCAACACCATTAATAAGAATTCCACAAGAACAGGGAGGTACTATGTATGCTTTTGCTAGTGCTGCAAAAGATTTAACCAAAGCATATTACAATCCAGATTTAAACTTTGAATACTCTAAGTTTGCTTTACTTAACCTGCCATCTATCGATAGCGGGACTGGTAATTCAATAGACTTTAGTAATTTATTCGATGCAGGTACTGGAGGAACTGCTGCTGCCTACACTGAAGATGCTAATGGTAATGTAGATTTCGCACAAACATTTCAAAACTACGCTCTAAATTTAGAGAGCTTTATATTAACTGATGACGATTATGATTCAACATTGTTAAAGTCTGATTCTGAGAAAATATTCTTTAAGTGGCTTGATAAAATCGGTGCGATATCTACAAGAACTGCCAACTCGTTTGAGACATCATCATCAAGACTAACTGAGTTTGATAATAGTACAAGTTCAGGTTCTGAATACGACAGGGTTATTAAATATATTGGTGATATCGATGTAAGTAACGATAAAAACTACAAAGGTACTTCATATAATGAGATTTTCATAAATGTACCATCTTCTGTTGGATATACTCCATGTGTTTTACTAGAATCTTCGCCATATAATACAAACGCAACTTCATACGACCCTGATTCTAGCATAGTAGGTAGACATGGACAAACACATCCAGATCCTAACTTAAATATTGAAGCATTATCAGACAATTCAGCAGGTACATTAAGTATTAATAATGTTGGTGACGTTGATTATGGTATTGATTGGAATTCTTTTAATTATAATAGAATTGCAGAGAGTTCTGATTTGAGTAATATATTTGATTATTCAAAGAGTGGTGGAGACTTTAAGTTTAATGCGATATTAGTCTATTATGATGTGCATTCTAAGTCAACCCCTGGTAACAGCGCAACAAACTTATATGGTATATTAATTCTTGATAATTGGAAGGCTGACTCAGGTGGAGGTTATTATATACCACAGCAGACAAAATATAAACCAAATGAAGTTACTGGTTTAAATGGTAACTCATTTGCTTTAAAACTTAACGTTAAATTTAACTCATCGCTTGATAATGTTGGTGTTGAAAATAATATTAATGACTTTTCAACATTCTCAATGGATCTGTTCTTTGATGCAACATCATCAATTGAAGAGGCTGGAGAATTATTAAAAACTGCGAATGAAAAATATAATAAGATTGCTGAGCGATTAGATTCTATGGAGTCTATTATCATGACGTCATCTCAATTAACTGATATTATAGTTAAAGTAGATGAACTCGAGACTAGCGTTGAAAATGCAACTCTTAATTTTGCTGATTCTTCATCACTTGTTGATTTAATATCTTCGACTAACTCTAGAATTAATCAAATAATTTCTGGTGAGATTCCAACAGAACTTATACTAAATAGTGGAAATATTACAAGTACTTCTGATAGTGGTATAAGTGTTTTTGAAACAACAGAAGGTAAAGTTGGTTTAAAAAGTTTAGTGGGTGGATATAACCTTGGGGATACTAGAAAATATGATGTTGCTTCTGGTGGTTTATCTGAAATTTCGTCTACGCTACCAATAGACTTAGCTAACTCAACATCTGAAGGTATATTCTTAAGAGTAAAGCCGTTCGATAACAAAGTTAGAATTAATTCAACTGGAGAGCTTTCAAATAATCTTAATATATATTTAGATGATAGTGGATTTGGGTGGTCTAAAGGTCAAGTTGTTAACTTATCCTTTTCTGATGATATCACTTGGACTGACACAGCAACTAATACTAATATAAACATACAAACGGGTAAACATGGTGATTGGACTATTTCTAAAACAATAAATAATTCAAAACTAATTAGTACTAAACCATACATTGAGGTTATATGTACTGACCCAGTAAATAAGACATTTGAAATCGATATTATAAGATAATGAGCGCAAACAATTCCATATCCCAACTTCTAGAACAATTCTTAGAATTAAATACAAATTCACTAGAGACATTCGAGAGAATTAACGAAGCTATATCAACTGATAAAGATACCGTTTCTATAAATCTGTACGATAATGCTACTAGTGAAATGAAGACTATTCAAATTCCTGCATTTGGGTTTTTGAAGAGAGAGATTGAAAGATTAGATACTAATCTTAAACACATAAGTGGGATTGACGCAAGTAGTGCTAATATTAAATTAAAAGATGGTTCATACAGAAGACTTCATACTGCAAAATTAAAAGGTCCTTCTGACTCAATAACATCATTATCATCCCCTAGAACATTTAACACAAAGCTTAATGACTTCTTCGAGGATTTTTTAAATCCTCTATTGACAATTAATTTAGATGTAAAGGGTCAAATACCAACAGATACTGAAAGATGCTTTATCGAGAGGATAATAATAGATTCTAGTGATTTAAAATCTACAGACTATTTTGATGATAACCTCAAAGGACAAAGTAACTTATCATATAACAGCGTTATCTCAAACCTTAAAGGAGAAGATGTAAAGTATAGGGTAGATAGTAACGTCGTTGATATGCCGATACGTTCAGTGCAATATAATGGAAGATTTGATGTTATTAGTGTTAATAACTCCCAAGTGACTAAGATTATTGACGGTGAATCGGTTTTAAAAACTGTAAAATTATTTACTCTTAATAAAATAACATATTCTGATTCGTCTAAAACGATGAAAGATACCGAAGTACTTAAAGTTGGTGATTCATTGGTAATCACTGATGGTTATTCTACTAGATATAAAATTATTTCTATTGATGGTAGTAAATCTCAAGTTGAGCTTCAGTTAATTGAAGGTTATAAATCAATAAAAATAGGTGCTAAGTCTCTTGGTATCTATAAGGGTATAGATAATAATTTAGAAGTTGAAATTAATATAGGTTACGATGAGAGACAAATTACTTTCATTAAACCAATAGATCCAATGTCTAAGATTGCAGCAGAGGATTATTCTCCTGGTGTAGCATTCTTCTCAAACGAATTAAGCATTATACTTGATGATGGAGAGAAAATGTCACTTGCTACTTACTACAAAGATAATGTTGCTGATTTTGGTCAATTTATTAAAGCATTAAAGGTTGATTATATTCCGCCAGCTTCAGTAGGTTTAAAACCAAATGAGCCACAATTAATTGAAGATAACTTTAAGGTTGTACAGATTAACAAACACCTTACTAATAACTCAACTACTAAAAAGATTGAAAAGTTAAAATCTAATAAATTAACAGCGGAGCAATCTATTAAGAAGATAGACAAAGCAATTCTGAATAAAAAATCAATGCTTGCTACTAAGAAGTTCTCTTCGAAGGTCGATAAAGATAATCAACACAGTGAATTAAGTAGTTTAGTTGCTAAAAGAGATACTGAATCTAATTTGTTTGCTTCAATTGTTACTGAAATTAAAGCAACTGCGGAATCTATTCAAATATCTGCTGTTAAGCCTAAGTTTAGAGTACGTGGTTTTTGGTCGGTTCCAAATCCAAAGCAATATGGAGAGGAGATTTCACAAGATGTTGTTCAGTTTGTTGTTAGGTATAGATACTTATCAACTGACGGTAAGACATCTACAATAGAACAGATTTCGTTTGATGATACGTTAAATGGAACTAAAAAAACTGGAGCTTTCTCTAATTGGGTAGAGGCTAAATCGAATGTAAAGAAGAGAAAGTTTAGTAATAAACTTGGAAAATATCTTTGGAGCGCGGATAATGAGGAAGACGCTCAAGCAATAAATTTCAATTCATTAGATATTCCAATTACTGCTGGTGAATCTGTTGAAATCATGGTTAAGTCGCTTTCTGAGGCTGGTTTCCCGACAAATCCAATAGAATCTGAATGGTCTGATATTATTAAGGTTGAATTTCCAGAAGAATTTACAGTTGATTCAGCGACGGGTACTGTTGAAGAAAACATACTGGATACTGTTAAAATTGATATAAAAAATGAATTAGAATCAAGAGGGGTATATTCACATGTTACAGATAGTTTCGACTCAAACGATAAACACTTCTCACACACTTCGACATCAATTGCTTCTGGATTTTTAAGTTCAGAGCAAAATCCTATTTCATTATATGATAAATTGATTGAGATGCAAATGGAGATAGCATCACTTAAAGAAGCTGCAAATAATGCTGTTGGTAAATTAAATGTATCTATAGTTGATGAAAACGGTAACGTTACTAATGTTCAAAATAATTCAGTAGCTAAGATATTTGCTGGATATTACATTGATGAAATTCCTTCTAGTAATTACAAAGGATTTATTGTTACTAAAAACTTCAAGATTCAGCTATCAAACACAAAAGCTACTAACTTAGAGCTTGCTTCTAGAATTATTGGTAATACTGAAAACCCAGTGTATTCTTCAAACGCAACTGCTGGTTGGGGAAATGCAGATTCAATAGACCTTGCAGTCATGAACAACTCATACTACACGACTACTGGTCAATATGATATGGCTCCAGTTTCATACCAAAATCCTGAATTAGCGGTTATGGACGCGTATACTGGAGTAAATTCACCACTATTACAATCAACTCAAATGAAAGGACAGTTCATTTATTCAAGATTTATGGATGTGTCTCATAGTGAGCCATTGTATATGAGTAATGAAATAAATACATCTGCACTAGATGACAGCGGTAATATTAGTGGCTATGATATGTTTGAATATGGGCTAGGTTACACAATAACAGAATCCCCAATAGAGAGTGATACTGGGGTTGACTGGACAAATGCAGTTGCTGGCAGTTCTTTCAGTCCAAGTAGCAATACTACTGATTTTATATGGAGCGGTAATGCTAGTGATGCTACTGATGTAACTAATATAACAGGTGTAACATCATATGACGATTCTATATTAATACATGAAGATCATCCAATTCTTTTAGATACTCAAGATATTTTGGAAATGGTTTCGGGTGGAAGAATAGGAATGCCTAAGTGTGCAACACTAGATTCAACTAAACCAAATTATAAAAAACAAAACGCATTCAGACTAAATGATACTATAGCAAATGATGAATATGCAAATACATTAAGTGGTGGTAGAAACACTCAGAAGATTTCATTCTCTTCTGAAGATCAATACTTACTAGGTGGTAGATCTTGTGGTTCATTCTTGTATATGTCTCCAATTGATTCAACTTCACTTGCAGTTAATGGTAATAATGTATTTGGTTCTAAAACTCTTGAGTTTGGTGATGCTGGTATAATTTCAATAGACCTTACGTTTCAATATAGAATGACTGATTATTTTGGTAGCGGTACTACAGGTACTGGTAAAATTGGAGGTAAATACTCAAGTACTTTAGATAATATTACATATGCTAAGAAGGTTGGTTTTGATATTATAGATGCTAATGGTACTAACTTTATGTTTGATGTCGAGGTTTATTCTAGATATAAAGCTTCTGGTAACTCAATTAATACTATAAATGCTAGTATGTTGGAGAGTTACGGTCCTCTATAGAAATACCTAAAATCTTTTTGGGATATATAATTTAACGATAAAAAGAGTTAAATTTAAAATGCCTATACTAAACTTAGATGCTTCTAATTTTGATGGTTCAAATAAGTCATTTGGACTATTACGCACAAATCCTAAAATATCTACAAACGCTAAGATTGTAGTAGACTCAAGTGATAACATATATTTAAGCTCATTTGAAGCTAATGATACGCTGTCTGATATCAAGTTTAAAAGATTTGCAGTAAATAGCTTAGGTAGATATTGCGATGATTTATCAAATTTCTTTAAGGGTATTTCACTTGACAAGATATTTGAAACTAAACGAGAATTCTCAGATCTTTCAGCATATTCAGATTATTCATTTCAATACGAGGACACGTACAATAGTGGAGCTACTATAAACGCTTCGAAAATGTATGGTGAACAATATAGTATATTCGCTCCTCTTTGGTTAAAGAAAGACATTCCTTCCAAATTCGTAATTTATAGAGTTGATTCAGTCGTTTCAGATGGGTTAAGTCAAGTTGATGTAGTTACAAATATGCTTAAAGATTCATCTATTGTAAAGGTATTTGACCTTTCTAAAGAATCTAATATTGGAAAATATATTCACAGCCATGTAAGTGATAGTTCAGAAATTAGATCTGAACTTACTGTTGGTTTTGATAATGTTAACATGCTTAATTATAATGGTATTGATGTAGTAAACGGTGGGTTTGTTTCAAGACCTGATAATACTAGTGATGATTTAATAAAAACTGATATAACAGAAATACAAAGCAATTCAATAATTACTAACGGGTTCGAAAGAAATGGAGTGGTATCGTCATCTATATTAAACCTTGAGTTTATGTTTGATGATACTGAAGCTGAAGAGTTTAAAATTTATAGATATTTTGGTCTTTATGTTGATTCTATAAGTGAATGTTCATTTGATTCCACTAAAGTAGATGGAGATTATCTTAGATTTGATAAAAATACAGTTGAGTCGGTATATAACTTAAGTGGTACCGGAGAGGATGGGGCAAATGATCTTGATATGATGCCAACTACTTTTGATTTAAAGATGCCTACACTTAATTATGTTAAAGACATAAATAATAAGTACTACCATATAAAAAATAATAGCATTGTTACTTCTGGTTTTATTCCAATTGGTTCTGTTGATTTAAATAATTTTAAGGGGTATAATAGTGTTAAAGGTAACGTTAATATTTTAGAAGAAAGTAACTTTAAGGGTTTTATTAAAATTACGATAGATCAAGTTCCGAGTAATAACGATAGAATATTAGTTGGACTACAACAAGACATCACAAGTTCACACAATAACACATATAATGAACAGGGTAAAGCAACTTATAATTTTAATGATTTCACACTAGTGGCTGATGATACTTTACAAGCTAACACATATTACAATAATAAATTCTCGAGCCAAGGTAATTTAAATGATATATCGTCTTCTATTTTTAACATAATAAGAAACATATTACCAATTAATGTTAACATGATACAGAGCGGTACCGATATAATAATTGAAGATTTTGCAAGTGGGTTTGATAGTTCTAGTATTATTGCGGGTAGTTTTAATATAAACGATGTTAATTTTGTTTCAATTGTTGGTAATAATTTCAGTATTTTGAGGTTTCCAAACTCTAATCAGTCTGGTGAAAACATAGAAATAGATGGAGACTGGAATATTGTTACAGTATCTGGAGGAGCTTCAAACAAACGTGGTTTACTTGTTGAATCTAAGGAAATTGGAGGGATATCAATTGGAGACTTTATTAAAAATATAGACGGTACATATTCTAAGCTAATTGCAATAATACCTAATTTCAATGATGACAACTATAGACTTATATTTAATTCAGATATAAATCCAATTGGTGATGTTATTAGATTCTATAAAACATTTAAGACTGAATATGGTAAATTTGATGCGTACGATATAAAGGATTTTAATTTCGATTTCTTTGATACATCAATGTCTAGCCTTGGTGAATTAAAACACGAAGCATCTGCACCTACTAATTTTTGGAATTCAACAAATTTACCGATATATACTGAGGGTTCAATTATATTTAATAAAGACTCAATATCATTCAACGAGTACGATAGGCTTAAGGAGAATGAACTAAAAGAACATGCAGTTGATAGTAGAATAAATCCAAGTGTTCTTAAGTTTGGACTAAAGAATGGAACAGATTCTAGGAACAATAAATATTTATTGAACATGAATCCAAGTTTCGGACCAGATAATATGTCTCCGAGCATATTACAATCTAACAGAGATCCTATTAAATATAACTTAGAATACTTTAATTTGGCAGAACTATTAGATTCTAATAAAAGCGCCGAAAATACTGGGTTTACTAGTTATGTTGATGAGTGCTCTGGATGCGGATTAATTGACACCAGTATGTTAAAAAATACAGATGTTGATTATTTTAGTAGATACTTTAATTATGATGGATATTACACTGGTGATTATTGGGTTGATGATAATAAGTCTACTCAATATACCATAATGAGTGGCGGAAGTCCTGAGGATTTTAGCTCTACCGTTTTTAAAGGGTTAAGATATGTATATAAAGACAGAAAGGAAACAGTAAGCGCTTTTCCTACTGAATTTATTAAGTCTAGTGTAGTTAACGGATATAAAGTATCGACAGTTCTTAAATATATTAAATCGACACCTGAAAACCCTATACTATCAAATAGTACATCAATTGAAGTTATTAAAAATGAAAAGTTTAAGTTTATTTGTACTGTAATTTCAATTTATGTAGTGCAGAACGATGTCGATCAGTTAAGTTTACATGATATGTATACTCTTAATGATATTTCTTTAGGCGGCAATATCGTAGATTCAACATTAGATGGACTTCATTTTATACTTGATAATATACTAGAAGATTCTAGCGGTAACATAACATTAACAGCAACAGATGCTTCAATTTCTGGTGGACATACTAATCTATTAAGTAAGATAACTAAAAATAGTTTAGGTGAATATGGTAATATTAGTATAACTAATTCAGTAGACGGTGCAGAGTATAGCTTTAGAGTTTTAAGTGTCGTTGATAATAATACAATAACTTGTAGTTCGTTTCCTATTGATAATAATAACGAAGTTTGGGATGAGTTTGAAACCGAAGTAGCTGCTAATTTATCATATGTTTATATAAATTCAGGTGATAATGGATTTAACGCAATATTTAATAGTCTGACATCTGGTAGTTTTGCATCTAGATTTAATAAATTTGAGGATGTTAAATATACTAGAGTTAATTCAGATGGTGTTGAAACTAGCAACGATTTTGCAATTAGCATTGAAGATGGCGTTGAGTTTATTAAACCGGTTATTTTAGATGTATCTAGCGATATTGATAAACCTAAGTCATACTCAATATACCATGGTTCTGTTGGTAGTGTACTTAAAAGAAGAGATGATGGTGGTTATTTAATGACGATGCGTAGAATGAGTGGTTTTTATGAGCCACTATTTAGAGATGTTGTTAATTTTACTGATATTTATAATTCTTGGAATATAATAGATGGTGCCGACGTTGATCGATACAAGGTTATATTTGAAAAGTTTAAGGGTAGGGGTATTTCCTTTAATTTCAAAGGAGATGTGTTAGGCTTGGTCGAAAACTATTTCTTTCATAAAGTTAATGATGAGAATTCTGAAAATATATTAAAACTCTCAGTGTCATCTGATAAACTACCACTTTATCCTATTATAAATGAGATTGCGATAGATAAGAAGACTTTAAATATATTTAAATCAAAATATGATGTTGATTTCTTTACTAGAAGCTATCCTGATGGAACCCAAACAAATGTACATGGAACTTTGAGTCCAATTGAGAAAAAAGCGTTCATGTCGTCAACACTAATGAGAGTTAAAGATTCATATGAGATTATGAGTTACTCGAATAACCAAGAAACATCACTTAATGATTTAGATAATATAAGGGATGATGGTAACTCAGTCAACGGCATACATTGGTTTGAAGACGACGATAGGGTATTTGCTGATTTTTACGTATCTGATTTGTTAGTTTCTAGACTGCAGCATCTTGGTATTTCAAATTCATTTGCAAATTACGTAGATCCTCAATATTCGTATAATGACATAACAACAATTGAAGACGACGTAAAACTATATATAGAATCTAATATAGTACCTAGATTTATTGTTGATGATATAAATATCTATATGATAGAATCTAAATCTGTTTCAACCTCATTTGATAATATGATAGACTCTACTGATATGTTGGGTTATGATAAGATCTCAAACTATAGCATACAATCAATAGGTGATGGTAAATTAAGTTTTAGACTAATATTCAATAAGAGAATTGGATATAACTATAAGTTTAAAACACTAATAAAAATTAAAGCATAGCATGAATATAAAGGAATTATTTTTAAGCGATTTAGATTCAATTGATAACTGGTCTGATGATTACATCGCCAAGATAAATTATAACTTTAATGTTGTTAAAAATGGTAGAAAATCCGGACCACAGGGAGTGCAAGGAAATCCAGGTAGCAATGGAACACAAGGGGCAACTGGAACACAAGGGGCAACTGGAATACAAGGTCCAATTGGGTTAACTGGTAACATAGGTGAATCACCTTGGTATAGAATCGAAAATGATAGCATACTAACTGATAGTATTAGGCCATCAAACAATATACCACAAACAAATTCAATAAGTCCAACGTCTCATGTTATACTTGGAAGAAACAACGTAGTAGATATTCCAAGTGCAATTGAATTTAATAACAATACGTATGAGGCACAAGTAAGTGAATCTGGTTTATACGTTAGTAATAGTAACGCTATACCATCGGATACGTCTTATGATGTGAGTGGACAATCTGTTTTAAAGATAAATGCTTCGAATGATACTGATGATAATATGAGAAAGCATATTAGGTTATTCGACTGGTCTAACGACCAATATGCTGAGATAGATTTCAATGCAAATGCAACTAACATTAAATCTAGTGTTGGTAATATCGATTTTAAATCTGATCACTTTAAAATATTTTTAGATGGGACAGAATCGATTTCTTTTGGAAATAATAACATGATAATATCAAGCGATACTTTATTTTCGGAAAATGTTGAGTTAGATAATGACTCTAGTTTAAAGTTAAGTTATGGGTCACCTTCTTTAAATAACGTAATTAAATCAGATACTAATGGTAATACATCTTGGGGTTCTATAACATCCGGTGATTTCTTATCTATCGGTTGTAGTTTACCTATAGGCTCTATAATTAAGATACCGATTGAAAAATATAATGAGTATTTTGAAACGGAGTATACTGATGACGCTACTTTTATTTTTGGTTTAGTTGAATCCACTCTGGGTAGGGGTTCAGGTGATTATGCTGGTTGGTATGTTTGTAATGGATT